AGAGCGCGAACGTTGTCCTGCGTCAGCTTGACGGCTTCCGGCTCCTTGGTTTCTTCTTCCAGGCTTTCGGCGAGTTCGTCGACTTCGGTCTGCTCGACTTCGGGCTCCGGGTCTTCGACCTTCGGCTCTTCTTTGACCGTCTCGACGATCTTCGGTGCGTCTTTCTTCTTGCCCTTGGTCGGCATGGTGACGACATTGTTTTCGCTCGACGGCGCCGCGTGTGCCGGCGGCGTAGCCGTGCTTCCAAGCAGTTTCTGCAGCGTCGAGAAATATTCCTCGACGGTTTCGACCTCAATCTGCAAGCTTATCATTTTGGTGCCTTTCCGGTGGGTTTGAATAGGATACGGTTCGGTTATAGTACTCTTGCTTTTCTCTGGCAAGAGGGTTTCTCCAGCCGTCGACAATTTCTTTGACGGTTTCGAGGAAGATTTGCGCTTGGACGGCATTGATTGCATTGCCATAGCCGCGCAGTCGTCCCACGCGGGCGGGAGCCCCATGAGCCAGCGGGAATGTGCCGGGTTCAACTGGCCGCCACTTTCCATCCCGGCAGAAGAGCCAGTCAGCATCTCGCCAGAAGCCGTTAGTCGGGCCATTCCGTCGTGCTGCGTCCACGCCTGTGCTACGTGCGGCAAGTCCGTTGAATGGTTTGGCCTGTCCATGTGCCTCAGACTGTAAGCTTGAGCGTTCTTTGAACGGCTCGTATTCACGTCCGCTACTTTCGGCGTCGGCCACCCTGCCAGGCACGCCGCATTCGGCAGTTCGCTGTTCTTGTGTGCCGCCGCTCCCGCTCGCCCCCGACTGTCCGCCGCTAAAGGTGTTGGCCAACCCGCCAGCGCCGCGTCCGCCGGCAGCGCTCCACCCGCCTGGTTCGGGCCGCCATTCGAGCCGTCCGTCGCTCTCGGGGTGTTCCAGCCCGTCATTGTCGCCACATGCGCCAAGCTCACGGCCACTTTGCGGCCGTCCGGCGTCCGTCCCGTCGCGCTCAAACCCTCGAAGCTCTGCGAGCCCATCGCGTTGCCGACCGTTGGCGTAGGCCATCCAGTAGTCTCGATCCCGGATGTGCGGAGCGCCGACGCTCGCAGACGGAAACGGGACCGTCCCGAAGGCGTAACCCAGGGCTTCCATGTCATCTTGTACAAGGTCGATCCAAGCATCTGCGTCTTTGCTCGCAACCTGCTCTCCAGCGACAACTGCAGGTCGGCACTGGCTGATGAGCCAGTGGGCGTGGGGCCACAGGTGCCGCTCGTCAGCAAACCCTGCTCCTTGGCCTGCCGCGCTGAAAGGCTGGCATGGGCAGGACATGGTCCAGAGCGGTCGATCGTCTGGCCACCCGGCTCGTCGCGCGGCATAGCTCCAAACTCCAATGCCGGCGAAACCGTGGAATTGCACGACGCCGCGGAGGTCGATCGGTCGGATATCTCTGATGTCATTTTCCCACACTTCCCCCGGCGCGATCATGTTCGCCTTTATGAGTTCGCGCAACCACGCCGCCGCGAACGGATCGATTTCGTTGTAGACGATCATGACGCCCGCTTCTGGACCACCAGTTCGTAGCCGAGCGCGTTCAGACACGCCTCGAGATTGGCCAGGTGCGGACGGTAGCCGCGATACTGCCAGCTGGCGAAGCTCGAATACTCGACGCCGGCCTTCTGCGCCATCGCCTTCTTGGTGATGCGCCGCTCGTTCATGGCCGTGAAGATGTGCTTCACGAGCGGATGCGCGTTGTCGGCAAACTTGTGCCGTTCGAAATGTGGCCTCATGTGCTTTCTCCCAACACCTTTGCAATGCTTTCAGATTTCCGCATCACCGCACGTGCGATGATTGCATCAATGCTGCCCGGCAGAACCGCGTAGCGAACATCGCAAAGCGATTTCTGGCCAATCCTGTGGATGCGCATCGCCGCTTGCGCATTGTCCGACGGCACCCATGACGTCTCGACGAACAGCAGGTCGTGCGCTGCTGTGAGCGTGATGCCGGTGCCGGCCGCTTGGATCTGTCCGAAGAAGCCGCGGATGAACGGGTCTTCCTGGAACCGCTTGACCGCGTCGACCCGCGCTCTCGGGTGCGTCGCGCCAGTGATCGTCACGAACCGCTCGGCGCCACGCTGCCGCATCAACGCCTTGATCACGTCGGTGTGTTGCGCGAAGACCACGATCTTCCGATCGGTCGTCTCCATGAACATGCGCAGGTAGTCGGCCACCGGCTTGACCTTGGCCAGTCCTGTCACCCGGCGCAGGCTGGCGAAGTGCGCGAAGTTCTTGCGCAGCCCGGCGACACCGTCGCGTTCGAGTATCGCCTTCAATTCGGCCAGTTCCTGCGGATCAATGCCGAGATCGACATCCTTGATATCGGCCTCGACATCGAACTCGCTGAACCGCACGTCCGGCAGTTCCGGCAGCACGTCCTTTTTCAGCCGGCGCAGCATGAAGCCCTTGAGCCGCTCGGCCAACTCGTCTTCGTTGCGGCTGCCGACGATTTTCATGCCCGAAAATGCCGGCGCCAGCTTGCAGAAGTAGGCCGTAAATTGTTCCTGCGACCATATTTTGCCTGACCGCTTCGAGCGGATACGTTCGGGGTCAAGCGCCCGCAGATGTGTGAACAATTCGGACGCATTGTTCGGCATCGGCGTGCCGCTCAATGCCCACACATGGTCGGCCAGGTCGATGACGCCTTCGAACTCGCGCAGGATGCCAACGGTGTCGCCGTAGATCGTCTTGGTGCGCTTGGCTGTCGGGCTCTTGCAGTATTGGGCCTCGTCGATGATGACGACCGACCAGCGCTGGCTGAAGATGCGGCTGTGGTAGACGCCGTGCGCGCCTTCGTAGCTCGTCACCAGGTAGGTCCAGTCGCCGATCCGCCACTTGGCGATCTCGGCGTGCCAGCTGCCGATGACAGACGCTGGCGCGATAATAAGCACGTTGACGGCAAAGACCAGGTCGGCAGCGCGGATTGCCTGAATGCTCTTGCCCAAGCCAGGCTCGTCGGCGAGCATGGCTTTGGCGCGCTCGGACAGCCACTCGCTGCCGATGGTCTGGAAGGGCATCTCGGTCATGTGTTGGACGGGAACATGGAAAAAAGCACGTCTACGCTGACAGGCTGAAAACCCCATGCGTCGACACCGACATCGATCCTGTTAGGGACAGAGGACGGCTCCTTGTTGTGCTGGTGCCCGTGAAAATGCAAAGCTCCGCGATAAAAACCGTTCCACTCCGAAAAAGGGTAGTGGCACAAAACGATGCGTCGGCGGTCGTGTTTTATCTCCGTGTACCCCCCAACACCTTGCCAGCCAAGGCGGCGCGTCTTCTCGTCATCATGGTTGCCCATAAGAAAGTGTTTTCGACCGTTCAGCCGGTTGAAATAAACACTCGGATCTTCGCCTTTGTACGCAAAATCTCCAAGGTGCCAGACGTCGTCGTTCGCCCTAACCACAGCGTTCCAACGTTCGATCATGGTTTCGTTCATCTCGTCGACATCAACGAAAGGCCGTTCGCACAAGCGGATGATATTTGCGTGCCCGAAATGCGTGTCGCTCGTAAAATAAAGTGCCATCTTCATCATCTCCATCAAAAATCAATCATCACACCAGCGAAAACGAATAGTGCAGTATCGCGATCGCGTCGGCCTCATTGTCCCCCTTGGGAAAGTAGCCGCGGTCGGTGCATTCCGCAATCATTCGTTCCTTCGGCGCATTGCCTTTGCCGGTCCAGAAACTCTTGATCGAGCCGACCGGCAGCCCGGCGTATGGGATGCCCTTCTCTTCGCACCACGCCGTCACGGTGGCCAGATAACCCCCGTAGGCGTGGGCCGCCCCAACGCCGGCGTGGCGTCGGACTTCCTCGTAATAGACCCTGGCGAGATCGGGATAGCCAGCATGAATGTCGTTCAGGTATTTCCTGAAATGCACAAATCGCATACCGCCACCTTCGAACCGGCCGCCCTTCATGCTCCACTCGCCACTGATATGCGACGTCGGTGTGCCGACGCAGTAGCCGGTGGCAGCGCCGAGGTCGAGCGCGAGATGTGTCATTCGTCGATCGCCAGCGTCGCGTAACCGGCGATGTCGCGCCAGTGGTCGGGCTCGTTGGCGTTGCCGCTGACGATGCGCGCCAGCTTGGTGCAGATCAGGTCGAGGCTCTCGCGCTGGCGATCGGTGTATTTCTCGTCACCCATTTCGCCGGTCAAGATCCGCTTGAGTATCTGCGCAACCCGCGCCGTGTTGGCATAGTCGCCATGCGTTGCCTCGCGCGTGGAGAGCAGCTTCTCGACCCCATCAGCCAGTTCGGATGTAAGCTGCGCTTCGAGCGCGTCGTGGTCGGTGGCGGGGATGGTGTTGAAACTGTCGATGACGAATTTCCCCTTGTCGAGATGGCCGATCGTCTCTGCGGTGTAATCCCCGTTCGGCGATCCTTGGTCGACGAAAGGGAGCGGAGAGCTCCATCTGTCGCGTGTCGGACGCTTCTCAACGCTCGGCTCGATCGGTTCGTCGACAATCATGTTCTCGGTCATTGTTCGCCCTCCTGTTTGGCTGCGCGAGTGCTTTTGTGCACGGCGACGTTAAGTTGGTGCGTGCTGCCCCAAGTCTGCATGCTCTTGAGGTAGCGATTGCCAACGCAGATGAGCATGTAATCGTCGGAAAAAGTTTTGTCGTCTAGCACCTCGCCGGTGTCGACATCCGTGACGACCACGTGGATGCGCTGCACTCCGAATTTCTGCGTCATCTCACACCTTCAATTCTGAAAAAAGCTTTTCCATCCGCTCGCGCAGTCCCTTGAGGTTTCTGCCGTTGCGCATCTTCTTGACGATGGCGGGATCGCCAAAGTACATATAGCCGAATGCGGTCGCCGACAGGCCCGATTTGGTCAGCGCCCGCTCGACGCGTGGCAGCATGGGGTCGAGCACCACCGGCTTGGTCTTCTCGGTCATCGCATAAACTCCGTGTTCACTGACCCACATTTAACCTTGCATTCCGATAAAAGCAAGAGTATTTGTTCGTTCATCGGATAAATTTTATAGGGATACGGACGTGACCGAACAGAAAGACCCCATGCAGGTCATGGCGAAGGCCATCGACACCGCGCTCAACGGCGGCACGCTGCCGCTTCGCTTCCACGGCTTCGCGCTGCTGGTATTTCCCTTCGACGACGAGAACGAGACGATGGTGAACTACGTCTCGAACGCCAATCACAACGACATGGTAACGGCGCTCAAGGCGCTGGTCGCCAGGTTCGAAGGCCAACCGAAACAGAAAGGACACGGCTGATGCAGATCGGAATGATCGAAGGCGCGACACGCGTCATTGGCAAGAGCCAGGGTTACATTGGCCTTCCACTCAAAGATACACTCTACGCAGACGGGACGCCAGCGATGGAAAGTGCATGGTTTCCGACGCCGAAAGAAATCGAAGCTCTCGCAGCGGGTGCTCCGGTCATCTTGGAAGTTCTAGGCCACGGGCATCCGCCAGTAAAACTTTCAGTTGGCAATCCCCCAAAGGAACAAGACGATGACCGATGACCAGATCATGCTGTTCGGCGACGACATCGCGCCGCTGACACTCTACGAGACGCAGTATCCGCTGCCGTTCACCGAGCACAACGCGGCGATCGACCTCGCCATGTCGCACATCCGCGCGACGGTGATCAAAAACGGCACCGACGAGCAGATGGGGCTGATGCGCGCGCTGATCGAGGCGCTTGCGGCCGATCTCGGGGGGCTGAAGAAATGAGCGACATGATCAAAGACCTGATGCAGTTCATTATCGATACGGTCACAGAGGCAGATGTTGACTACCCGATAGGGCGGGAGGGCGGCCCGCGCATCGAGTTCGACACCGATGTCATTGAAGCGCGCATCCGCGCAAGCCTCGCCGCCATCAAACTCGAAACCAAACCCGCCGCCTTCGAGGTTCTCGACCACGTCAACGGCACCTATGTCACGACGAACGAGCAATCGGCGCTGGCGACGGAATTCCCATATAACGGATTGTATCGGCGAGCGGGGGCCTTGAAGCCATGAGCGAAGAACGGTTCGAAAGCTTGCTGACAAACGCCGAACTCTCTGTTCTCAAAGAGCGCTCGCGGCAAAAGACAGAAGAAGGCTGGTCTGAAGGGCATGACGACAAACACGATCTCGGTCAACTCGCTTTCGCTGCCGCGTGCTACGCGCTCTCGGGTGCGGGCGTGACTGGCGGTCATCCCGCGCAGATCGAATTCTGGCCTTGGGAAGACGATTGGTGGCGGCCGAGCACCGCTCGCCGCGATCTCGTAAAGGCGGCAGCCCTGTTGCTGGCTGAAATAGAGCGGCTTGATCGTTCGCTCAAGTCTTAAAATCCCCGCATCCCCAAGGCCAGCATCATGAACAAACGCGACTACGCCCTCAAGTATGCCGGCCTGGGGATCCGGGTGTTTCCGATCATCGCGCAAACGAAAGAGCCGGCGATCAAAGGCTGGCCGGACCTGGCCACCACCGACCGCGCCACGATCGAGCGATGGTGGGCGATCGACGAGAACTACAATATCGGGGTCGCCACTGGCCAGGGTGTGATCGCCATCGACGCCGACACCAAGAACGGCAAGCCAGGGCTGGCCAGCCTCGAAGCGCTCGACCTCGAGATACTGCCGCGCAGCTTTCGCACCACGACGCCGTCGCAGGGCGTCCACGTCCTCTTACGCACCAAAGCCCCAGTCGCCAATCGCGTCGACAGCATCGACGGCTATCGCGGGATCGATATCCGCGGCGAGAATGGCTATGTGCTCGGCGCAGGGTCAGAGGTCGACGGCAAGCCCTACACGGTCCTGAGCAACGGCGGCATCGAGGACATGCCCGAAGAGTTCAACGCAGTGCTCGCGCGGCGGACTAAGCACAAGGACCACACCGAAAACCCAGTCACCGATCTCGACGACGAGGTGTCAATCGCCAAAGCCGTCGCATGGCTAGCCACTTCTGCCCCCGAAGCGGTCGAGGGCGCAGGTGGCGACGAAGCGACCTTCCGCACGGCCGCATGGCTGCGCGATCTCGGGCTTAGCGAACCAGCCGCGCTCGACGCCATGCTCGAACACTGGAACGACAATCAATCGCCGCCATGGCAGCCCGACGAACTCGCGATCAAAGTCTCAAACGCATACGCCTACGCGAGCGGCACCTGGGGCGGCAGAAGCGTCAGCGCGGACTTCGATGCGGTAGAGATGGACGTCGGCGAGCGGCCGGTTCTTACCCGCGACAATGTGTCGCAGGTCGTTGCACAAGCGGTCGAGGCCAAGCGCAAGCGGGCGAGGTTCACCATCGTCAAGGGCGCCAGCGCGATCACCAGAGCGCTCGCCAGCGAGCACAAGCCG